AGCAACGGGAGTACCCGCTGCCGCCGTCATGCGGCGCTCAATGTGAGATTCGCGCGCAATCGGTGAGAAACTGTGAGAAGCACTGAACTGGCTGGCACTTGCGGGCGATTTCAATATGGGATTTCGCCCAAAGTCAAAATGGGATTTCTGGCCGATTCACCACGTCGATAGACACCTGGAATGGCCCTGGCGCTAGCGCCAGAGGGGTTGAGCAACGCGCGCCGCGCGCGCAACGCGCGCGGCCTCTGGGCCAGGGAATCTCGTGGTGACATAAACCATAACACCCCGTCGGACATGGGGTTTCCTTCAGGGCCATACTCCAGACCAGGTTGTCGCCGGGGTTCAGGGGCCGGCACCCCGCCACGCCTCCTAGCGTGGCATCAAAACAACCATCCTTGCTGACCGACGCAGTCGGACGCCGACACAGATCGGCGGTCCTTCGACGCAGCGGCCAGGTGACTCAATCCCATGCGTGCCCGGAACTGCTGGTAGTCCGCGTGGTCGGCGGCAGTCTCGGCCAGCCAGTACCCGCGGAAGTCGGCGACGATCCCGGCGCCGCTCGCACGGGCCTGATCGATGATCCTTCGAACGCCCCTCTTGCGGCTCTCAGCGGAGCTTCCGACGCGGACCCCGAGCCAGCGAGCCAGGGCCAGGGCGGGAACTGGCCTCGGCTGCTGATGCGTCCGACGGCGAGTGCGACGGCGCAGGGCCTCGATCAGTCGATCGACCTGGGCGTCGAGCTCAGCCTGGTCAGATGGTCGGTTGCAGCTCATGTTCGGCTGTCTCCGGTTCTCCGGTCCATTGCACGCCCAATCTCCGGCCCCACGCCTGGAGGCCGTTGATCAGCTTGTGCAACTCCTCCCTGGTCAGGTCGTCGAGTTTCGAGGTCCGTCCCGCCGTGACGCGGGACATGATCCATCCGGCCAGGCCGGCTCCGTCTGGTTTCAGGTGACCTTCCAGCTCCAGCGTGTTGGCGATGCGCCGAGCAGTCCACCGGACGCGGTCCAGCTCGCGATCCTCAGTCCGCTGGAAGTGGCCGACAGGGAATCCGGACCCATGCGGCCCCCCGATCTGGACCTGCCCGCCACTCATCCGCTCGACGACGGCCATGTAGTGGTCGAAGTCATCCTGAGTCAGCCGTGGCGACGTGCTGGTGATCCTGCCGTTGTGGATCGCGCGTCCACCCATCTGGTTTAGCAGCAACTGGCGATGCTCATCGCCCATGCCGGCTGCCTTCGCCGCTCGGACCGCGAGCTGCTTCTGGGCGTTGGTCCACGTCACTGCGCAGCCTCCTCGATCACTCGGATCGCTTCCCGCTGCTGAGCAGCCCACCTGCGCAGGTCCGCCACATCATCGGAGCGGTCCGGATCAACAGACAGGCCGCGAGCCCATCCGTTGAAGGCCGTCTCTGCCGTCATCAGAGCGGTGAGCACAGCCAGGGCCTGGTCTCGATCGAGCACGACCTGGTTCATCGCTGTCCATCCGGCCTACTGGCCAACATGCCAATCTCCGCGAGCAGTTCGTCAGGCGCCTCCCACAGGGCCTGGTGGCCGATGCCGGGAACCGGCTTCGCCAGCGGCTTGACGTTGCTCAGAACCCAGCAAGACGGTCCGAACGCGAAGAGCGGATCGATTGACCTGACGTTGTTGCGTGGATCCCGAGCGTCGAAGATGCACTCCAGGACGGCCGTGGCGACGAAGGCCCCCCGAGGCAGATCGTCGAACGGGGGCAGGCCACGCTCGGTCAGCGCTCGGGCCGCTCGGACGTTCTCCGGGAAGTTCGGATACGGTGGGTCGTTCGAGGCCAGTCTGACAACCTCGTCGTACAAGTCCCTCCGCTTGCCGGCGTGGATGACGATCTGCCCGCGATGCCGCGTCGTCCAGGTGCGGTTTTCGACGCGCTTGAGGCCCTGACAGATTGCCCAGGCCCACGGTTGTGCGATGGAGATGCACGGGATCATGCGATGCCCTCCCGATGGCAGCGTCTCAACGCGGCGAACGTCGCTTCTTCCATCTCGGCCGTCACGATGGCGTGATGGCGGCGGGCCAACAGTCGATCGACCAGGTTGGCGGCGGCGGCGCGGTCGGTGAACCGCCATCTACGATCGAGCCCGCAAAACCCCATGTTCCGCTCATTCGCCCGCCGCCGACCTCGATCGGTGGACAAGCTCACGATCACCTGCGTCAGTGCTGGGTCCAAATAATCCCACTCATCCACGACCAGTCCGTGGATGACCGATCGATCATCCAACCGCCCCCAGTACTGGCGGGAGCGTCCATCATTGTGGACGCACGGCCAGGCACACCATGGGTAGTCGGTGGCGAAGAGGGTCATGCTGTCATTGCCTTCACCACCTGGTCCGCCAGGCGGCGATCGATCTGGTCGTTCCACTCGCTGCCGGCACACTGCCTCAGCACCTTCGTCACGAGTGCCGCGTCGATGGCGCCCTTGCAGATCCTCGCGGCGACGAAGATCAGCCGCGACACGGTCCGCAGTCCGCCGAATCCGAGCACGTTGGCGACGCGGGCCAGCAGCTCCGCCGCGTCGTCGGTGAGCCGAACCTTGTCCGATTCGAAAACACGGCGGATCTCGTCCACGCTGTGCAGCAACTTGCCGCGCTTGCGGCCCCCGGAGCCCCCGCCCCCAGAGCCGCCAATGTCGGCATGGCCGTCCAGGACGTCGTAACGCAGGGCGATCCGGCTGCTGAGCTGGCCGAAGAACTCGTGATCGTCGCTGGTCGCCTCCACGATCCGCCGCGTGCCCGCCAGGATGACCGGAATGTCGCAGGCGTCGTGCAGGTCGCGGACGAACTCCAGCGCCTCGGACGTGAGCTGGTGGGCCTCATCGATCATCAGCGGCCGGGCACTGCCGGTCAGGTGATCGATCAGCCGGGTCTGCATCTCGTAGAGGCTTCCGCCCTTGAGGCGCAGATGACCGCAGAGCTGACGCGCCAGGCCGGTCGGCGTCCGCGTCGAGCGGAGCACGCGGACCAGGATCGCCTGGACGTACACCTTCGCGGCTGCCTGCAGCGTCATCGTCTTGCCACGGCCGGCGTCGCTGTAGATCAGTCCGATGCTCCGCATCTCGATGGCGTTGCGGATCACCGCCATCATCCGCTTGGCGACCTCGGTCTCAACAAACCCGCTCGGCCGGGCGACCTCCTGGCTCTGCAGGTAGGTCTCCATGAACTGGTTGAGCCCGCGGGCGACACGCTCGATGTCGCCGACGTACTCGTCCAGCGATTCCGTTGCGAGGAACTGGCTGACGGTCGCCTGGCTGAAACCCCGGCCCATCATGCCGGCTACGGTCAGCAGGCTCAGGTTGTGCCGCTCCCGGAACTCCTGAAAGTCCTTCTGCACCTGCTGGATGTGCTGCCAGCTCAGCGTGCCGTCGGGCAGAATCCTTGCCACGCGTTGCCTCCGTGCTGAAGCCATCAGTTCGCCCAGGGCGTCCTGTCGCTGAGGCGACAGGTGAGCCTGCGTTCCATCGCCGGGCGTGCTGAGCTTGATCTGGTGCTGTTCGCTGCTCATTTGAGGGCGTCCAGGATGTGCCCACCGGAAGCGTCGTCCGCAGCTTCGGTTGGGCGGCCAAGATCGAGCACGTCCGTGTCGTCATCACCGTCGTCGCCGACGGCAGTGGTCAGGTTGAGCTGCAGGGGCTCGTCATCGTCGAAGTCGCGACGCGGCGCGATCGACGCCAGGGCCGCGATGCCGCCGCCGAACCCGCTGAGGTCCAGCGGTTCATGGTCCTCGCTGCCTGCTGCCTTGCGACGATCACGCTGCTTGCGAAGATCCTCCGAAGCGACTTCGAACATTGATGGAACGATCTTCGTCGGCAGGTCGTGGGCGGGCGTAGGCTGATCCGCCCGATCCTGGCGGAGCGTCTGCGCGTAAGCCTCCTCGGCCGACATGAACTCATGGGCGCGCAGCTTCCGCCGGACCTTCACCGCGTTCTGGTAGCGCCGCTTCTCGGCGATCGCCTCGCGCAGCTCGGACTCATCGTGAGCCGAAACATGGTTGGCCGGCGCCTCGCACACGAACGAGCCGTCCATCCGCAGCACGCGGACACGGCTCAGATCGCGGGGGTCGTAGCAAACCAGGACTTCCTGGCCGGGCACGGTGTTGCCCTTGAGATCCTTGCCCGGCTTGAGCGGGCGCAGCTCGGGAGCGGTCGCCCCATAGCTGCGCTTGACGCCGGCGATGATGATGCTCACGCCGTTGCGATGGAGCGTGACCGGCTTGTGCCAGTGCTGCAGCAGCAGGTCCAGCGTGTGGGGCGGCGGCAGCGCCCGGCGGCGCTGCAGGTTGGTCGTCAGGTACTCGTCCGGGCTGAGGCCGTCGAGCTGCTCGACCAGGTGGTCGCTGTCCCGCTCGGCCGGCGGCATCGCGTTGCGGCCCTTGATCCAGTCGGCCAACCTGGAGAACACATGATCGAACGTCGGGATCTCGATCGCCTTGTCGAGCACCTGCTGGAGCAGCTCCGGCTTGTCGCCGGGGTTGCGGCCGCAGTAGGTGGCGAAGCTCTGGTCGAACGACTCGACAGTGTCGAAGAACCGCTCGATCCGTGCCTTGCCGTTGGGGTTGTAGGCCAGGCTGAAATGCGGCTCGACGCCGCAGCCGCGGAACAGTCCGCCGGCGATCTCGACATCGACGCTCATGGTCTGCCGCCGTCGCCGCTGCTGCTTTGTGGATCCATGAAACACGTAAGCCGAGTAGTCCTTACCGTTGTCCACCCAGACATGGTCCGGCCCGCCCGCGTTGACGGGGTCCAGCAGGCCGTGGCGGAACGCGGCAAGGATGGTCGAGCTGGTCGGCTTGGGCGCCAGCGTCCAGCCGACGACGCGGCGCGAACGCCAGTCCAGCCAGGCCGTCAGCCATGGACGCAGAAGTTTCTTCCGGGGTCCCCACGTGCACCACAGGTTCATCTGGCGATGGTCACCGACCCAGCACTCGCCGGCTGCCCACTTCTCGCGGTGCTGCTCGATGAACGGGGCAAACTGCCTGCGGAACGCATCCGGTTCCCGGTTCGCCGCCATGATGTGCGGCGGCAGATGCTGGGGCATCTGCCGGCGGACCTGGTCGTAACTCGGCCAGTGCCAGTTGTGCTGGCGAGCCATGTCGCGGACCAGCCGCCACGCCTGACGGAGCGGCATCCGCTGATCGCTCGCCAGCAGATCCTTGAGGGCGTCCCACGCCGCCGGGTCGGCCTCACCGTTGCGGCGTCCGCCGCGCGAGTCGGCCAACAGCAGCAAATCCTTTGGGCCCCCGTAAACCTTGTCCCAGCGCAGCAGCGTCGAGCGACTGATCGTGATGACACCGGCGAAGCGCTGCTGCAGTTCGCCGACCAGGTCGGGCAGCCAGTCCCGCATCAGGCCGGGCCGGGCTTCGCGGGCCTGCCGCAGGGCGACCACGCAGTCGCGCCGCGCGTACATCGCCGCCTGCTGCGCCTTGGTCAGGTGGGACACGTCCGGCTCACGGTTGGCGATGCCGATGGCCCCGCGAGCCAGGCCAGGGTGATAGGCGCGGGCGATGTACCACTGCGGGCGTCCACCCTCAGGTGAGCGCATCATCGCCGCCAGTTGCTTGTGCTGAATCTGATCGCAAAGCCGCCGCAGATGCCCCTGCGACATCGACAGCACCTGGGCGACCTCGGCAAGGTCCGCGAAGTGCTGCAGGTCCGCCACCGGCGGGCCGTCAGGTTGTCGCAACGCGAGGGGCATCACTTCTCCTGGTCAGACCTCTGCCCGAGATCCCATGATCGCCGGTAGCTGCCCTGCCCGGTCATGACAACGGGACCGCGACGGGACTGAGGGCGACGCGCCCACCAGTCGGCGAGATGCACGACCGCGATCGTCAACCATGTGCCAACGAGGGCGCCCATCAGCAGTCCGATCACGGCCAGGTGTGCGTTGCTCATGCCTGTGCCACCCCCGCGGCTTCAGGATGCCGCTGCAAGAACCGCTCGACCGCCCGTGCCTGCCTCACGAACCCCGGCCCGCTCAGCAGGACGCCCAGCGGCCGGCCAGCTTCGGTCGATGCTTCCAGCCAGTGCATCACGTGATTGCAGTGGTCGCAGTAGAGCGACCGCACCACCACGTGCGACTCGTGATCCTCCGACCAGACAGGATCGCCCGTGACGACGCTGCCGCCGGCGAAGACCTTGCCGCACACGCCGCACTGGCAACGCTCGCTGCTCGGCTTCGCCTGGCAGTCCACCTGCGGCACGGTCGTCAGAGGCGCTGTGCGCAGAGCCGTCATGAACCACCCCCGATCTGCACCTGCTGGAGGACTCGACCGTCGGCGTCCGCCAGCGTCAGTTGCCGGCCGATCACGCCGACCATCAGCGACTTCGTCGCGGCCGGCAGTGCAATCCGTAAGAACGGCGACGACTCGCAGACATGGCCAGCTCCACCGGCCGCATCAGCCACGGCATCGGCGACCGTCGCCTCCTGTCTGGGTTTCGGCTGCGCCTGCCGGCGGGGCTTGTCGCCATCGACCTGCGGCCGGCGTCCGCGCAGCGGCTGATCAGCCTGCTGACCGACCCATGCGGCGAGATCCTCGGGCTTGCCAGCGCGGGTCCATCGCCAGTAGTGGCCATGGCACAGGCCGCGAGCCTGCGCTTCGTTGTTGCAGCCATCCACCATGCAGCCGATTGGCTGTGTCCGCTGCTTCGGCATGTCCGTCCGCTCCTTCCCTCGTTCGCGATTCGCCGTCACGATCCTGTTCCAACGCGGTTTCGCCTGGATCGCCTTCTCCTGTTTCCAGTCCGGCGCCGTGGTCACGTCCACCGGCGGATGATCGATCCATGCCTCCCCATCGCCGCCGCGAACCACCGTCCGCCGCCAGTCGCACTCCAGGCAGCTCGCCGTCACGCTCATGCCTGTCGTTTCCCGGCTGGTCGTGGATCCGCAGACCGGGCAGCGGAGGCGATGGCCCATGTCGGCGATCACGGTGGGAGCCGGATGAGGAGGATTCGCCACAGAGGACACAGAGAGCACAGAGGAAGAAACAGGAGTGCCCGGCGCGGTGGCCTTCTCCGGCATCCCAGTCTTCATCTCTGTGTTCTCGGTGCTCTCTGTGGCCAACGTCTGCATCTCAGTTCCATCCCCCCTTGCACTCCATGCGGTCCAGCACGCCGTTCCAGCGTGTTAGTTGCCGCTCAGCCCGCAAGATCGCATGCGACGCCAGGTCGGCCAGTTCCATTGCCTGTCGCTGGGCCAGCAGCACGATCTCCCGCGGCGTCCGCAACCCGCCCGACTGCGACCAGATCACGGCCGTCCGCTCCGCGTCCATCAAACCAGCCAGGTCCGGCTGATCCACCCCGCCGCGAATTTGCAGCCTCGGCATGTCACCCAGAGCCAGGTCCGGTTCCGGGGCCGGGGCCGGGGCCTTGTCGGCCCACTGGCCGCTGACGAGGATCTCGAACAGGGGCTGCTTGATCATGCTGTCACCCCAGCTTCCAGATGTGCCATGTGCATCCGCCGCACGGACGCGAACGTCACCGGGCACAGACGCGGCACAGCCATGCCGGTCCGCTTCATCGTCGCCACCAGTCCCTCGCCGTCCTCCGTGAGCCGGAAACAGCACTTCATGGGCGACGGGTGGTCGGTCAGCCGCTCCGCCAGGTGCATGCGCTGCAACTGCCGCAGGGCAGGCAGCACGCCCACCGGCGAGTCCACGCCTGCTGACCGCATGATCGAGTCCACGCTCCGCGGCCAGTGACTCATCGACCGCAGCAGGCACGACGCCAGCAGCGTCATGGCGCGGGGATCGGTCGGGGTTCTCACGGCTTCCTCCATCTACTGGCACTCCCTCGGCAGCCGGACCAGCCGGTCGCCGGCGAACGACCACATCCGCCCGCTGCGGATCTCCGCCGCTCGCGCGGCACAACGATCGATCCGGTCGTCTTCGAGCGACGCCGGGCCGTGGTGATGGGACAGACCCCCCATGGTCACGCGGTCTTCCTCGCGGACCCGCACATCGCCGCCGGCGTTGATGGTGGATCGCATCACGCCCTCCTCGCCTGCCGCCGCTGCGGCGTCGCGCGCGCCAACCTCTGGACGATCAGCGTCAGCGTTGCCAGGGCGGACATTGCCTCGCCCTGCACCAGCTCGCACAGCAGCAACTCGTGCTCCTCGACCTGCCCGTCGGCCACGGCGTCGCGGATCTTGGCGCTCGCCGCCGCCGCCCTGGTTACCGCCTCGATCGCCTGACCCAGCGCGTCCCAGGCGTCCACCCGGCCGTCGTGGTTGGTGTCCAGATCGTCCAGAGGCTCGACCACCTGCACCGGCAGCCCGCTGATCAGGTCCGCCAGCAGCCGTTTCCGAGCCGCCGGCCGGGCGTGACGCAGCAGCGTCCGCAGTTGCGAGTAGCGCAGCTCCGTCTCGTTGAACAGCCGATAGGCTGAGCTCTTGCCCAGGTTGAGCAGGTCGCAGATCTCCGGGACCGTCAGATCGCCGTCGTCGTGCATGGCTTGCAGGGTGTCGTGGATCATCAGGATGTCTCTCTGATCAGATTCCCGCGTCACGGCATTGCGTCCCTGCGAGTTCCCGCCCCGGCGACCGTGCCGGGGTTACGATGCATCCGCGATGAGCGTTACGAGCCCAGCCGCGGGGACAGTTGAAAAAGGCTCGGCCACGGATCCCTCCTGGCTGCTTCGCCGACAGCCGGCCGAGCCACGATCAGCGCCAGTCCATGACGCCGAGTTGCGGAACAAAGAAGACGGTTTGCCACAGAGGGCACGGAGGACACAGAGAGGAAGACAGAGGTCAGCACGCTCACGCTCCTGCTACACTGCCCGCGGCTTCCCGTGGGAGAGGCGACGATGGACTTGCTGGCTGCCGCCGAGCGGGAGTTGCTCCCGAACGCCGTATGGAACCTGTGCGTTTCGTTCCAGAAAAAGGGCGGCTGGATTTGTCATCCGGCCCGTGAGCGTGCGATTCGCGAGCTGCGCGTGCTTGCTGCTGAGGCGCCATCGCTCGATGAATTCCGTCATGCGATCTGGTGGTGTCCCCGCTTTGGTCCGCTTGTCGAGCTACGCGCGGCGCTGCAGTTCGCCAGCAGGCGAGTTCGATCCGGTGAGCGACCACTGCCTTCAAGCGTTCAATCTCCGCTCGCTGCCGTGCAGTGGGCGATCGAGATGTACACAGCAGGGCTTCTCGCCGAATCCCCCGACAGGCTCGGTACACCTGACCAAGCGAAGGCGCCGGATCGACGCCGTCGCGACGCAGGATCTCGTAGCACCGACGGATCGTCATGATCGCGTCGTAGAAGAACAGCTCCGCAAAGCGGCGGCTGAACTCGCATCCCCCCCCTGCGTCGGTCTGGTTTGGCGTCTGCTCTTCCATCTTTCATCCCCACCCTTCAACCACCCGGCCGGATCGGTTGTATTGGGTGGGGCCCGATCCGGCCGGTGCTGGTGGCTGCTCGTCGCGGCTGCCCCACCCGGGCGCCGCATCCGGTTGTCTTCGCCCCTCCCCACCGGGCCGGCCTGGCTGACCAGGTCCGGCCCAGCTTCCGGGGGGGACGGTGGCGGCATCAGCCGCCCAATGGCCCGCAGGGGCGTCAGCCCTGTGCTTCTGCGGGCGCTCGTGAGTCACCGTCACCGGAACGCCCAGTGGCGGTGTGATGAGTGAACTTGCCAGCCCTCTTTTTCCAGGCACCAACGGGCTGGCCGCGATCGTCCGAAACAGCCTCCCAAAGGATCGCCGCCGCCATGCGACTCTTGCTGACGGCCACAGCTTGGCGGGCACCAAGAGCCTTGAAATGATATCAATGGTATCGACGCCGTCAAGGCGAAACCTTGAAAGTCAATGCAAATGGTTGAAGAATGTTCGTAATGGCAAACAAGCAGCTTGGTTACAGAATCGATAATGAACTCGTGAAGACCTTCGAAAGGTTTTGCGATGGCCGGATGTTGGATCCTTCACGGGTTATCCATGGGCTGCTGATCTGGTTTCTTGAGGCCGATGAAGAGAAGCGGGAGCAGATGGTTCAGGAGTATCTCCGCCACAAGTCACTCGGAGGAGATGATCTGGTCGTCGGCGACGACCACGCCCAGCTCGGGATCGGGGTAGCCGGCAAGATCGCGGCCAAGAAGGACAAAGTCACGCCGGACCGGCGTTCGAAGCACTGAGAATGGCGAGCCAGCGACGGACTATTGAGCGACGATTGATCCTGATCACGGTCGGATTTGTTGCCGCCGGTTGGGCGGCATCAGGCGTCTGGATGTTGGCGCCACCGAAGCCATCTCCGACGATCCAGCCTCATCGCCAGGTTGTGCGTATGCGCCCGGATGGAGATGAGTTGTTTCGAATCATCGCGTCCGGGGACAACTTTGACGCTCTCGCCCGCGCTATCGCGGCGGATTCAGCCTTGCCGAAGGATGACACCCGAGGCTACACATGGCTCTGGCAGGCTGCGAAGTATGGTCGATCTGATTGCGTTCATCTGCTTCTTGCCAAAGGAGCAGATCCCAACCACAGGTCTGATCCGTTGTCCGTTGCTGCTCGGAACGGCAACCGGGAATGTGCCGCCTTGATTTGGCGCTACGGTGGGCGGAGTGATGACGCTCTCCCCCTCGCTGCAGCCAATGGACACGCCTCGACGGTGGTGATGCTGCTTGCAGTGGGTGCTGACGTAAACCGGCCAAATTGCGCCGGAGAGACAGCTCTTCACGCTGCATGTCGGGCCAATCAGCAGAGTTCAGCAAGGATCCTGCTCGCTAACGGCGCGGCTATAAACGCCATGGACAAGACGAACCGAACGCCCCTCGATCATGCGATGTACTACGGCCATGCCCAGCTCAGCCTTGAGCTCATGAGAGCAGGCGGGATTCGGGGGACACCAGCGTCAGACGCACAGGCTCGATGATATGAGGGGAACGAGATTTGCCCACTCCTCTTCATCGCGGGGCATCGGGACGTGAAACAGCCACACATGCACCGCCTCGTGCTGGGCGATGAGCGTGTGCCTTTCCAAAGGAACAGCCGCATCGATGTAGATGCACTGGTCAACCAGGGATGCCAGACCCAAGACGCGATCGCCAGTCTCGGGATGCTTGAGACCCTCGCGAACGATGATCGGATACTGCAGAGCCCCGACACAGACATGCATGACCGACTCCCGAAAAGCGGGGCATCCCTGCCCCTGGCCTCACGTCCCTGCACCCGTACAGATACCGAATGAAAACCTAACGCGTCAAGCAGGCTACCCTTGCCGCCAGTGACAACAGGGTGGCAGCTACGCTTGCAGATCGTTGGGGGGTGGTTATCATGATTCCGATCTTCAGTTCCGAATTGTGGGTCGGGGATGTCGCGAGCGAAGAAATCAGATGGGTGGCCCGATGCCTTCAAAGAGGTTGGATTGGCCATTGTCAATCACGGACAAGCACCGCTGTGCATGCTCTTGGGAGGCCTTCTCATCGTGCTCTGGCGGATGCCCGAGGAGGATCTCAGCGCGGTCTGCACGGATATGCTGGCAATGCTGAAGGCAGGGTGGTACTGGGGGTGGTTTCTGACCCCGGTTGCCTTGATCGGGTGGTACGTCGATCGTACAAATGGGCGGAGACTGCATGGCGCAGAGATGGCCCGCGTGGGGTCCGAGAAGTCCTGGGCACAGCAGGAAGCGGCCGGAAATGAGCGCCGCGACATCATAAAGTCGAGTGAAAAGAAATGATCGCAACCCTCCTCATCGTGTCTGCTCTGCTGGTCGTATGGCATCTGGTGTGGGAGAACATGATCGGCCCGACTTGGCGGACGAGCATCCGCTATCGCCTGTTCCGCCTGCGCGACCAGATTCGCCAGCACATCATTTCCGCCCCCAAGGGCGATGACGTCACCGGCTATCAGTACCTGCACGATGCGGTCAACGGCCTGCTCGCCAACATTGAGCGGCTTGACTTCACCATGCTGTGGGCCATGCGGTCAGCGTTGCGGAATGACCAGGAAATTCGTCGCCGTAGCATGGAACGACGACTTGTGATCGAACGCTGCGAAGACGGCGGTGAGATGCTGAGTACGGCGTCAGGACTGTTCCGCGAGGCCATCAGCGCGAACACTGGAGGCTGGTTCATCTACATCGTGCCACCGCTGGTTGGGTGGATGTCGATGCGAGGACTGGTGAACCTGATCAATGAGATACTCGGCGTCCCCAGCCGGCTGATCGCCGAGAGCATGCACCGCCCGTCATGGCAGTTCCATCCCGCCTGACCCATCCGCGGTGACATCAGGCTGCGCGGGCATTCGACACGGTCACTTGTCAAGGGCTACGGTCCCGCTTATGCTCCCGTAGCATCGATCCGATGAGACTGGTAGCTGATGCAGGGACGGCATCCAGTTTGCTCCAACAAAAGTGGGCCTGACACGTCACAGCACGGATGCGGCGAACGTGGAAGGTGTGGTATGACAAGGGGAATCGCAATGAACGCGACAAGCATCAGGGCGGTGGTGTTCAGCGAAGGTGATCACTTGGTTGCTCAGTGCCTGGAATACGACTTCGCCGTGCAGGGCAAGGGCATCCGCGAGCTGCGCAAGAACTTCGCATTCGCGTTCGCTTCGCACGTCGTTTTTGCCGTCGAGCACAAGTGCAAGCCGTTCGAAGGCGTGCAGCATGCCCCGGACAAGTTCTGGAAGATGTTCGAGGCCGCGGAGAAGGTCAAGCGTCAGCCGCTCAAGCCCGCGGTGAAGAGCGATCCAAAGAAGCCTTCGCCGCCGCTTCCCCAGTTTGCGGAACTGGCTCTTGCCTGAGAAGATAGGCCTATCATGGCCTACCCTCTCCAACTTCCGACGTGGGACGAGCTGATCGCGGCGCTTGAGGCGGAAGGCGCCACCATCTGGACCAGCGAGGGCAAGATCACCCTGGACACCGGCGAGGAGCAGCACGCGGTGGTTCTCACCCGCCGGCGAAACGGCAAGTTGCTGTTCCACCCGCTTCCGACGGACCGAGACGGCAACGCCAAGGTCATGCCCGGCGTGGTCCGGGCGATCTGTGATCGCCTCGGCGTTCCCGTTCGCAAGATCCCCGGCTTTGACCTTGGGTGACCTCCTCCCCCCTCCGTGCTCTCCGTGCCCTCTGTGGTGAGTCAAGCATTTTCTCTTGACGCCGGCCCCGCCCCGCCGATATCCTCCTGCAGACAACCCAGCGGCGAGTGATGACGTCGCTGACCCCGGGCAACCGGGCGAGCTCGTGAGTCGTTAAACGCCATTCGATCGACCCTCACAGGCCGGTCGATCCCCGCGGAAGTGCTTCTGCGCGGATCGACCGGCCTTGTTGCATTGGGGCTGACCGCGTGGCGGACGAGATTCGAACCAGAGTGACGGTGGAAGACGGGGCGACCGGCCCGTTGCAGCAGGTCGCCGCCGCCGAGGCCCGCCTGCAGCAGGTTACCGACGAAGCCGCCGCCGCCGCCGCCAAGGCCGGCGAGAAGTTCGAGCGCAAGGGCAACCAGACCCAGCGGCTGAAGGATCGTCTGACCGCCCTGATGGCGGAGGAACAAGCCGCCGCCCGCGCATCCGCCGCCGGCCAGCAGGCTGACGATCAGGCCACCGCCGCCGCCGAGCGGCGTCAGCGGCAGGTGGAGCGGATCGCCCAGGCCCTAGGTCGCCGCAAGGCGGCGGAGGACGCGGCGGCGGAGTCGATCAGGAAGGCCGCCGAACAATCCCGAGCATCGACAGAGGAGGCGGAAAAGCACGGCGATGTGATCGCCGCCCTCGCCGGGAAGGTCGCCCCGCTCGCCGCTCTCGCGAGCGCGTGGCGAATGCTGACGGCTGAAATCAGGGCCAACAATGAGGCTGCCGAGCGCAACGCCAAGCTGGCCCGCGACGCCGCCGCCGAACGGCTGGACTTTGTCGCCCTGGCTGGCGTTGAGAATCCCCAGCAGATCCAGGCCCTCGATCAGATCGCGGCGTTTGCCGGTCGGCGACCGGGGGAGGTTTACCGGGCCGCCACGCTGGTGCGTTCGGCCCTGCCGGAGGCGAACGACGAGCAGTTGCAGCAGCTCCTGACCGAGGTGGCCCAGGCGGGCCAGCTCACGCAGACGCCGCTGCCCGAACTGGCGGCTCCGTTCATCACGCTGTTCCGCGAGACGCGCGACGCCCGGCAGTCGGGCAACCTGCTGCAGGAAGCGATCACGCAAGCCGGCGAACCGGACCCGGCGAGGCTCGGCCAGGCGATCGGCCAGTTCATCGGCATCGGTCGGACGATCGGCGGTCTGAGCGCTGCCGAAGCGACCGGATTCGCGGCGGCGGCGACGGGGCTCGGCCTGCCGACCGAGGTCTCCATCACCGGCATGAAGAACGTGATGTTCGCCTTGCGCGGCAAGGGCACGCCGGGGGGCGTTGAGACCTTGCAGCAGATCGGCATCACGGCAGGCGAGGGCGTCAACATCCAGCAGGCGCTGGGGATCACCTCGCAGGCGGTCGCGGCCGGCCAGATCGGCGGGGCCCAGCTCGAAACGCTGGGCGGACGCGAGGCGGCGCCGGTTTTTGCGGCCCTGACCGACCCGCAGAAGCTGGCGGATTTCCAGGGCAAGGTGCAGCGGGTGGTCGCCGCCGGCCAGCAGCCCGATTCCCTGGCTCAGTCCAAGATCGAGGGGATCGTCAGCAGCAGCCCGCAGCAGGCGTTGCGGCTCGTGATCAGCCAGCAGGAAGCGGCGACGGAAGCCATTCGCGCCAGCGACCTGGGATCGCTGCAAAGAGAAGCCACGCGGGCTGCCTTCGAGCGAGCACAGGCAAATTTGGAAGCCGAAGGCGCTGTGACGCCATTCAAGGCGGCGATCAACCGGGGGGTGTTTGATGTGCTCACCGGGCTGGGGATCAGTCCTGCAAGCTCAATCGATCTTATCAGTCGAGGGACGCCGACCGTCGTGCAGACCGGCGATCCGCTGGAGGACCTTCTCAACAAGTTTGGCAACATGGTGGGTTTTCCGGGCATGCGGGGCCGCCAGCAATCAGCGAATCTCGCCACCAGGGTCCGCGAGGATCTGAACGCCGGGGCGATGACCAACTCTGCTGCCGCCGGCGGGATCAATGTCCGAGCAGAGATCGACCCCGAACAGATCCGTGCCGCCGTCCGCGACGGCATGCTTGATGCCCATGTGCGTCAGCCTCAGCAGGTGATCCAGCAGCAGCACAACTACGCGGTAAACCCGATGACGGACATCCGCGACGGGGTTCGCCGTTACGACCACCCGGTGTTCCAGGAGCGTTAGCGCACAGTGTTCATCCCGTCACCCACAAGGGTGACACGAGACAAGCGGGTCTGCGAACGGTGTTCGCGGACGGGAGCAGGAAAGCGAACAGCGATCAGGAGAGCAACGCATGGACGCGACGACCAAGCCATGGTGGGCGAGCAGGACGATCTGGGCGGCGGTGACGGTGCTGGCGGTGGCGGTGCTGCGGGCCTGCGGCGTGGACGCGGCGTCTGAGGCCGCGGGGCTGGAGGGGGTCCTGACGGACGGGGCAATCGCCGTCGCGGCTCTCGTGGCCATCTTGGGCCGCGTGGCGGCCAGCCGGCGGATCGGGGCGAAGTCCGTCACCAGCGGCGACACCCAGCAGGAGATCATCGGCTCCTGCACCTGGTTGTGCGCCGGCATCTGGATCGCCATCTTTGCCACCGCGATGACCGGCTGCACGAGCAGCCCATTCACCGGCGACGACCGCTCCACGGCGACCGGAGACGAACGCGGTTCGGCTGGCTTCACGCAGCCGACGGTGATGTGCCACATTGACTTCAGCGGGGTTCCGAAGGCTTACCGGGTGGCCTTCGATGCCAAGACGGACCCGGCCGTCGAACCTGTGAAACTTGAAGCCGTCGTCGCCACCGACGAGGCGGGCAAGCCGCTGTTGGACGAGGACGGTCAGCCGATCATGCAGCTCACGCCGACATCGGTTGAGAACGCTACCAGCAGGCCGGGCCTGACGTTCGTCTGGGTTGGCGGGATCAGGGTCGTGACCAGCGGCTCGGCCTCCGCCGCCAGCGGCGACAGCGGCCAGACGGCGTCGGGATCCCAACATCGCCAGCAGCTCGCCGACCAGGTCAACGTGCAGAGTTCGGGGACCAACACCAAGACGGAGCCTGCCACCGCCGCCCTGCCAGCATCGAATGCGGCCAGCGGCGGGGACTGATTAAACACATGGACGCCAGCGCGTCGCCGGTCGGGGGCACCCGGCCGGCGGCATTGATCGAATCGGACAAGCCGCGCAGCAGGGACGCAGAATGGCACCGACCTTGGCACTGAGCGACTCCTGGATCATCGGCATCGCCGTCTCCCAGATGATTGTCAACGTGGTCATCGCGTTGGCCTTGTTCTGGCTGAAGGGGCAGACCGACCGCGTCTCGACGCTCGAGCGCGAGATCAAGCAGCGGGCGGACGAGGCGATCGACAGCCGGTTCGCGACGCTCACCGCCAAGATGGAAGGCATGTTCGCCGGCCTCAGCGGCGAAGTCCATCGCATCAACGTCCGGCTTGGCAGCGGCGACAGCGATCTGCGCGATCTCGCCCGCCAGGATCAGCGCATCGAGCTGCAGGTCGCGGCCAAGGTCGGCGAACTGCGCGAGTGGATGCTCACTCACTTCGCGACGCAGGAGTCGGTGAGCGGTCTGTCCCAACAGGTCCAGCAGGTGGCCAACACGCTGGCGGCGTGCCGGGCTGGGCATCGCGAGGAGTACCCCACATGAGCCGCTACGGCGCCCCTGCGGACATGACTGGCCGGGCCCGCGTGCAGCGTGACATGCGTCTGCGCCGCCGGCTGCTCGAAGTCCTGCACGCCCAGCGCGGCAATGACGCCGACGGCTGGGTGTCGGGCCGGTTTTTGCTCGACGTGCTGCAGGGCTGGGGCGGGATCGATCAGCGTTTCGAGTCCGAGCAGCACATGGTGAGCCTGTTGCAGGACCTCAAGCTGGCTGACCTCGCCCACGCCCGCGACGACCGCGAGCGGGTGACGGAGGAGTTGACGATCGACGTGCGGAGCTGGCGGATCGCCCCGCTGGGCTGTGCCCTGATGGAGGAGGCGATCCCGCCGCACGAACTGGTGGCTGACGAGCGGATCCGCAAATGACCGAGCAGACCGAAACCAACCTGGCCACCGCGTTGCCGCCGGTCGAGCAGATCGCGCATTGGGCTATCGAGCGCCTGGCGATCGAGGGCTACCGGTCGTCGCTGATGAGTCTGCCGCGGGGCACGCTGCTGCAACTGGCGGCACGGCTGGTCACGCCGGGCGAGAGCCGGGCCGATGCGCACCGCTGGCTGTGCGGCATGGAGTCCGAGGAGATCGACCAGGCGACGTTCTACCGCTGGTGCCAGCGTTTCAGCGAGGTCTGCAAGACCATCAAGGCGGAGCTGACGGCGAAGCTGCTGCTGGCGGAACTCGGCCGGGGCCGCGTCGATGTCGCCCAGCTCCGCGAACTGAACCAGCATCGCATCCAGCACCTGGTCGCTCAGGAACTGGTCGCGGCCCAGTCGGTGCATGACATCGACGCGGCCCGCCTGGTCAAGGTCGTCAGCAGTCTGCGAATGCTGGACCAGTCGGAGCGGGATCAGGAGTCTCTGGTCATCGCCCGCGACGATGCCGCGCGCCGGGCATCGAAGGCGGAGGCGGAGGTCGCCCTGCTGCGTCAGCGCCTGGAGCGGATTCCCGACCAGGTGAAGGAACTGACCCGCCGGCTGAGGCAGATCGAGGACGCCACGTCGCAGGGCAAGCGTGTCGATCCGGCGATCTTCGCCGAGATCCGCGACGCCCTGATCGCCATGGCGCCCCCGGCTCCGGGGGCGGCCCCGGACCCCGGAACGAAGAGTGTTGCCACAGAGGACGCAGAGAGCACAGAGGGGAGGGCGGCGTGATGGCGAGATGGGAAGCATGGGCAGGCTGGACTGCGGGCTGCGACCTGTGGGTACCAGTCAGCGCAGGTGACGCGGCCAGACTGGTTACTGCCGGTTGCCCCGTGCGACTTCGGCATGACTCGATCACCGAACTGCTCGGAGGCTCTGACTGATCTCTGTGTCCTCTGTGCCCTCTGTGGCGAAATGGTTTCGATTGAACGATGACGACAGCGACGTCACAACCAGGCAAGACGACGCGGACCTCCCGGAAAGCCCAGGCTTCCGGCGGCAAGCCGATCACCGCGCTCGACGCGGTCAGGGCGGCGATCGCCGAAGGTCGGCTGTTTGCTCCGCGGAGCTATCAGGCTCAGCGGCTGGCCAGCCCGTCGCGGTTCAACCTCGACAACTGGTCGCGTCAGACGGGCAAGAGCCAGACGGCCGCCCAGGACGCGACGCACCTGGCGGCGACGACCGGCGAGTCGGTGATGGTGCTGTCCGCCTCGCAGGATCTGACCAAGGAATTCATGGTCAAGGTCGCCGACTACGCGCCGATCTTCTGCGGCCTGGCGGCGGACGTGCAGCGGGACCTGCGCCGGGCGGTCGCTGCCGGCGAGATGGACGAGCTGCTCTACGTGGACGACCAGGGCGTGCGGATCACGCAGACCGTCATCACCCTGCCCAACGGCGAACGCATCATCGGCCGGCCGGCGAACCCCCGCACCGCCCGCGGGTTCTCGATGCATGTGTACCTCGACGAATTCGGGATGCACAAGGACCCCGACGAGATCTGGGCGGCGGCGTTCCCCAGCATCACCAGCCGCAATCACCTGCGGCTGAACGTCATGTCCACGCCTGGCCTGCGCAGCGACGACAAGTTCGCCGATTTGGTGCAGGCAGCGATCCGCGGCGAGTCCGACTTCCGCTACATGCAGGTGACCATCCACGACGCCATCGCCGCCGGCCTATTCGCCAATGCCGAAGAGCTGCGCCGCAACCTGCGTGACGAGGACAAGTGGCGCCGCGAGTACCTGTGCGAATTCGTCGATGCGGCCGGGGCCTTCCTCAACTACGAGCTGATCCGAGCCTGCGAGCATGAGGGCATCCAGGCTGACCTGCCCGCCAACCCCGAGGACTGGACCCCGGAGCGGCTTGGCTGGGATCCCAACGCCGGGAGCCTGTATGCCGGCATCGACATCGGTCGGCGGCACGACCTGACCTGCATCTGGCTGCTGCAGATGGTGGGCGACGTGGCCTGGACGCGTGCCTGCGTCGAGCTGCGCCGCGTCCCGTTCGCCGCCCAGGAGGCGGTCATGCTGGCCATCCTGGACAAGCTGCCCGTCCGCCGCGTCTGCGCCGACAACACCGGCCTGGGCATGATGCTGGTCGAGCAGCTCCGCCGCGTCCATGGCAGCACGGTCGAGCCGGTGACCTTCACGGCCCGCGTCAAGGCGGACCTGGCGGAGCCGCTTCGAAGGCGCTTCGAGGACCGTTTGATCCGCGTCCCGGTCAAGGCCGAAATCCGCGAGGACCTGCATTCGATTCAGCGGACTGTGACCGCCGCCGGCAACGTGCGCTACCTGGGCGAGCGGACCGAAGACGGCCACGCCGACAGATTCTGGGCGCTGGCCCTGGCGAACCATGCCGTCGAGGCTGCCCCGACAATTCGATGGAGCTTCCACTGATGAGCGCCACCGGCCTGGCGAGATCCAGTCTGATGCAGCGAGCCGTCCTCGCCTGGGGCGCTCTGGTCGGCAAGTCTGTGCGCGATCCGATGTGGGACGAGGGTGGCCAGACGGATCGCGATGATGTGGCGCGCGGGGCCCGGCCGCGTTCGGCCTACAGCCAGGTGGCCACGGTCCATGCCTGCGTCAACTTGCGATCGCAGGCGCTGGCGCGTCTGCCACTGCGGATATCGACCGCCGATGATCAGGTGCTCGAATCCGGCCATGCGGCGGTTTTGACGTATCGGCCCAATTCCTTGCAGAGCGGGCGAGCCTTCTGGCGGTCCACCATGGCCATGCTGGATCTGTTCGGCCGGGTGCATTGGCGGCTGATCGGTGACCCGCGATCGATCCTCGAAGTGCGCATCCTGCATCCACTGCTGATGCAGCCGAGGTTCAACAGCCAGGACGAGTTGGTCGGCTGGGTGTTCCGCCGGCGTGCCAACGCCGTCACGGGCGAGTTTCTGCCTGTGGAGGAGGTCCACACGATCGAGGCGCCGGACTACGACCGGCCCGGCGAGATCGGCGGTCTGAGCCGGCAACGCGTGGCCATGCTCGCCATCGCCCAGGTATTCAAAAGCGACCTCGCGAACGAGAGCAGCCTCGACAACGGCGTGCAGCCCGGCGGGGTGTTCGCGACCGACCAGATTCTCAGCGACACCGTCCGCGACGACTTCCATCGCCAGGTGGTGGAGAAGCATCAGGGCGTGCTGAACCGTCGCCGGTACATGCTGCTCGAAGGCGGCATCAAGTTCAACGGCGAGGCCGCCAGCTTCAGCGACATGGAGTTCAAGGCGCTGAAGGAGGCCAGCCAGCACGACATCTGCGTCGCCTTCGACGTGCCGCCGTCGCTGCTGTTCCAGGGCGGCGCCGGGTTGGGCAGCGGCAAGGAGAAGGGTGAGGATCAGGAACTGTTTTGGCAGCGCCTGATGGGCGTGGCCGACATGCTGGCCGAGGAGTGGGAGACCGCTGTGCTGTCCCGCCAGGAGGCGGACCAGTCGCTGACCCGCAAGGCGTTCCGGCCCCGGCGGGCGGTGGCCCGCGAGATCCACAGCAAGAGCCACCTGGTCGCTAAGGCCCGCGGCACAGCGATGGGACGGCAGCTCTATGCGTGGTTTGACGCCAGCGGGATCGAGGAGCTGCAACGCGGCCTGCTGGCACAATCGCAGTCGGCGAAGACGTACTGGGACATGGGCGTCCCGCTGAACGACATCGTCGCCGCGTTCGATCTTCCGTTCGAAGAACAGCCGTGGGGCGCCCGCGGTTACCGGCCGATGGGCCTCATCGACGCGGCGACCGACAGCATCCTGACCGGCGAGCCGGACGGCTCCGAGCCGATCCCGCCGGACATGGCGGACGGTCCGGGGGCCGGCGGTGACGCCGCCAAGTCGATTGATGCTGATCAGGTCGTCAACAAAGCGCCACGGTTTCGCCTGAGCGAAGCTCAGCTCGCCCGCATGTGGGAGAGCTGGCGGATGAGCTGGCGCCCGCTGGAGAAGGCGCTGGCATCGAAGGTGTCGGGCCACGTGATGGAGCTGCGCCGCGAGGTGATAAATCGCATCGAGCGCGAGGCGGCTGTGCAGAAGTCATTCAGCGGACCACTGGTCGTCAAGGACATCATCCGCGATCTCCTGTTCGACGTGGTGAAGGCCAACGGGTCTTTGCTGGCCAAGGTTCGACCGCTGCTACAGAAGGCGGTGGAACTGGGTGGCGAGCAGGCATTGCAGGAGTCGGCGATCGCCGAGGGCCAGACGGAGTCCAAGGACATCTTCAGCATTCGCGACCCCAAGGCGGCGCGAGCGCTGCGGCGCCGCGAGACCTCGATCGTGGGCATGAATCAGACGCTGCAGAAGCGGCTGCGGAGCAAACTGGCCCAGGCGATCGAGAAGGGCGAAGGTCAGGCCGAGTTGCTCGACGCCATGCGCTCCGAGTTCAACGCGACCACTTCGCGGGCCCAGATGATTGCCCGCACCGAGATCGGGGCGGCGGTGGAGGAAGCGCGGCAGATCGGGCGCGAACGCGCCGGCGTGCCCATGAAGTCCTGGCTGTGGTCGCGTGCCGAGCACGGCCGTCGGATGCACGCCGACACCGAGGCCAAGTATATGGACGATCCGATTCCGCTCGGCGATGACTTTGTCATCGCCGGCACGAGCGTCACCTGCAAGCACCCGCGGGCCACCGGCGTCGCCGAGCACGACATCAACTGCGGCTGCACCACGATCAGCCGCTACCCCGACGACCAGCTCAAGGACGCCCGGATGCTGGACCATTTGGTCAGCAAGGGCTTCCTCGGCGTCGAGCAGCTCGTCACCAAGGCCGCAGGCCAGGAGCACGACAATGTCTGATCAGACCATGAATGTCTGGGCCCCGCGGTGGCCCATTGAGATCAAGGCGATCCACGCTGAGCGGCACGCGGTCGATGCGGTCATCAGCACGCCGGACGTCGATCGCGATGGCGACATGGTTCCGACCGAGGTCATCAAGTCGGGGCTGTCTCGATTTCTCGACAACCCGGTGATGCTGGAGAACCACCAGTTCGTTCGCCCGGACGGAACCAGCGGCGTGGTCGGGCACTGGGAAGACCTGCAGGTGCAGGAGAAGTGCTTCACTGGAACGGCCGTCTTCGACATCGCGGACCCGCACGGCGCCAGGCTGTGGGCCAAGTACGCCCAGAAGCATCAACGGGCGTTCTCGCCGGCGTTCGTCAACAAGGGGTCCCAGAAGGTCAACGTCGGCGGGCGGATGGTTCGCAAGTTCCAGGCCATCGAGCTGGTGGAGATCTCCGCGGTTCCGGTCGGCGCCAACGCCAAGGCCATCATGAAGGGGATGCAGGCGATCGCGGACGCCGACGACGAGAACCCCATGCAGGCTCTGGCCGACCTGCTGACGCCGACGATCGAGAAGGCCATTCGCATTCAACTGGAAGCCGAGCCCGGCGGCAGGCTGCAAGCGCTGATTGAGGACGTCGTCGAAGCGCTGCTGCGTCGCCGGGGTCAGGGTTTTAGCGACGACGACGGCGGGATCGCGGCGCCCGGCACTGCCGCTGAGTACCAGGGCCTCGTCAAGGCTCTGGAGTCGGTCACGGCAGCCATTGCGTGACCGACCGACGGATCAAACCACACCCAAGGAAGGATCGGAATCATGGAAGACAACAAGAATCCCAACCCCGCCGAGCTGGTGCAGAAGGCGCTCGGCGATCTCAGCGGCCAGGTGACCAAGCGGTTCGACGACGCCGCCAAGGAGGTCAAGGCGCTGGTCGATGCCCAGAAGGCGCTCGAGCTGCAGCAGGCGGAGATCGTCAAGAAGGTCGCCGACTTCAAGCCGCAGGGCGGGGCCAAGGATACCGGCGGCTTCGCCAGCCTCGGCGAGTTTGCGGTGTCCGTCGCCAAGGCGTGCAAGACCGGGGCGACCCCCGATCAGCGGCTGGTGACCAAGGCCGCTCCCACCGCCGGCAGCGTGGCGAACGAGGCGGTCGGGGCCGACGGCGGCTTCGCCGTGCCGCAGGAGTTCGCCGATCGCATCATGGCCCTGGCGTTCCCGCAGGATGACATCCTCGGCCGCTGCAACCAGATTCAGACCGTCCGCAACAGCCTGTCGATGCCCGTCGGCGAGACCACGCCGTGGGGCACCACGGGCGTGCAGGCGTACTGGACCGACGAGCAGACCGCGATCACCCAGAGCAAGGTGGCTTTGGAGATGCGCAATCTCCGCCTCCACAAGCTGGCCGCCCTGGTTCCCGCCAGCGACGAACTGCTGGAGGACGCCATGGCGATGGAGGGCTTCATCGCTGGTCAGGCGGCGGCAGCCATCCGCTACAAGGCCAACGACGCCATCATCAACGGCAACGGCGTGGCCCGCCCGCTGGGCATCCTCAACGCCGCCTGCCTCGTCACGGTCGCCAAAGAGAGCAATCAGACGAACGACACCGTCAACGCCACCAACGTGGCCAAGATGTACGCCCGCATGCCGGCAACCAGCGTCGGCAACTCCGTGTGGCTGGTCAACAACGACGTGCTCCCGCAGCTCCTGGTCATGACGCTGGGCCAGCAGCCGGTGTACCTGCCCCCGACCGGCATGGCCGGCGCCCCGTTCGGTCTGCTGCTGGGTCGGCCCGTCGTGGTCACCCAGCACTGCCAGACCGTCGGCGACAAGGGCGACATCTACTTCGCCGACCTGACCCAGTACCTGGCCCTGGTCAAGGCCGGGGGCATCCGCCAGGCCAGCAGCGTGCATCTGTGGTTCGACTACGACATGACCGCCTTCCGCTTCACGTTCCGGCTCGGCGGTCAGCCGTGGCTCAGCGCGTCCATCACCCCGGACAACGGCAGCAACAACCTGTCGCCGTTCGTGGCCCTGGCGGCTCGCTGATCGTGACCTGAACCATCATCGACGAGAGTTTCAACAACCCCCGAAACCTGTTCGAACGAGAGGAATCAAATGAGCACTCCCAACAGCAGACTGAGCGAACGCGTGGCGATCGTCGCCGCGATCGATCCGCAGATCGTGGACGGCGCGACCGTCTATTCGGACTACGTGGACATGAGCAAGTTCGATCGCATCCTGGCGGTCGTGCAGGTCGGCGACACCGAGGCGGTGGTCGATGCCGAGATCCAGACCGCCCAGGACGCGGCTGACACCGGCGTCGCCGACCTCGACGGCAAGGCCATCACTCAGCTCACCGCCGCCGGCGGCGACAACAAGCAGGCGGCGATCGAGCTGCGGGCTGCCGAGATGCCCAGCGGGCATCAGTTCGCTCGCCTCAAGGTCACCGTCGCTTCGACCAGCACCGGCGCGTTCATCGCCGGCCTGGTCATCGGCGGGGACGCCCGCGAGAAACCCGCCAGCGATAACGATGTCGCCAGCGTGGCCGAGATTGTGGACTGACCTCCTTTGTGCGACTCGTCGCACCCCTGCCGTGGTGTCCGCCCACGGCAGGGCTCGACGCGCCGGACAGGACCGAATCAGGATGAGCATTAGCGATTCGACATGGATGGTTCTCGGCAGTGGCCCCTCGGCGCCAGACGCGTTGCCGCGTGCCCTGGCCGAGACCCGCAACATCCTGACGACGAACAGCGGCTACATGCTGCTGTCTGGCCCGAAGGAGTTGCCGCGCTACTACTGGATGAGCGACATCGTGGCGATGCAGCGGCATCGCAAGGTCGCATCCGCCATGCAGGAGGACGGGACCAAGATCGTCACCGGCGTCCACAGCGTTGAGAAAGTTCGCCGCCACGGGATCGAGCCGGACGTGGTGATTCCCATCTCCATCAGTGCTGAGTCACCGGTGTTCGTTCGGGGCAAGTACACGAACGCCCGCACCAGCGGCGGAATCTTGACGCAGATCGCCGTCAACCTGTTGGCGGCGACGCGGGTGCTGCTGGTCGGGATGGACGGATACCGGTCGTCTCCTCAGCGAGTTGTCGTGGACACGTTCGACGGCGTTCGGGGGAAGCCGGGTCTGTGGGATGTGACCCAGAACTGGCAGAAGCCGATGCTCTGGTCAATCTGTAGCGCCTGCCCGGCCGTCGAATTCGTCTGGTGCGGCCATCCCAACTACGAGCTGCCCGTCCTGCCGAACGTGACGGTGATCGGAGGGGACAACTGATGGCCCTCGCCACACTCACCGACATCAAGACGCTTATGGGCATCAGCGGCTCGGCCGTGGACGCCAAGCTCACACTGCTGCTTGGCCAGGCGACGGCGATCGCCGAGCGGCTGACCGGGCGGGCCCTTGAACGCGAGGTCGCCAGGGTCGAGTATCCCGTCGCCCTCCCCTGGCAGTCGCGGTTCTGCCGGCTGCAGGTTTTTCCGATCGAGAGCGTCACCAGCGTCAAACAGCTCTACGCCGTGGCCAGCGATGCCGAGTTCGCGGCCGAGGATCCGCTCACCGAGAACGATGACTTCGTCATTGACGCCGTGGGCGGCGTGCTGGAGCGGATCAACGCGGTCTGGCACACGCAGCGGCGCTGGCTGCAGGTCATCTACACCGCGGGTTACATCGATCCATCAACTGCGTCTCCGCCGGCCGGGTCGTTCCAGCCTCCCGCCGATCTGCAGTTCGGCGTCCAGCAGCAGGTCATTCGCATGTTCCAGACCGCCGACTCCGCCGGCGTCCGCGAGACGGATCTGGGCGATGCCGGCGGACGGATCAGCTTCGCGGAGGCGAAGGTGCATCCCGCCCTCAAGGAAGCGTGCGACGCGCTGAGGAGGATGCACATTTGAGTCTGGTCATCCGCCTGCAACCGACGCCCGAGTCGATCCGCGTGATCGAGGAGCACGCCGCCCGGCCGCGCAACCTGATGCGGGCCCTCAGCTCGTCGTTGCGCCAGGCCCTGGCGGAAGTCGAGACCCACATCAAGGTCAACTACCTCCGCGGCGGTCACCACTCTGAAAAGCGTGACGGCAAGCCGCCGCTGGCCAGCCGCACCGGTTCGCTGCTCCAGGCAGTGACTCATGACATGGAGTCGCAACTGTCTGGCTATGTCGGCACGGCCGAGGGCGTGACCACGCCCTACGCACGTGCGCAGCTCGGCGACCAGGACACGGTGATCCGTCCCAAGAACGCCAAGTGGCTGTGGCAGCCGATCGCCGACAACCTGACGGGCAAGGGCGTCGCGCGCCTCACGCCGACGCAGGCGGTGGAAGACGGCGCCTACTTCGTCAAGTCAAAGACGAACGACAAGATCTACGTCATGACCACGGCGAAGGTGCCGGGCGTCCGCCGCAAGGATGGGGCCACGAAGCTGCTCTTCGTCCTGCACAAGTCCGTTACCGTCAAGGGCACCAACGCCCTGGCCAAGGGCGTGGAGGACAAGCGCGGCCGGATCGAGGCCCTGCTGCAGCAGGGCCTGATCCGCGGCCTGACCACTGAGCCGACAACCGGGGGTGATGCATGAGCCAGCGTCGCAGCGCCATCGTCGCCGCCATCAAGACCTACCTGGTCTCCCACGTCTCCGGCCTGGCCGCCGGCCAGGTCAGGCGCCAGCCGGTTGACCTGCGGGATGTGCATGTCTCGCCGACCGTGTTCCTAGTGGAGATCGCCGACCTGCCTGATTTGGTCGGCAGTGGCCGGGTCGATCGCCATCTGCAACTGGTCGTCGTCATCGTGCAGAAGCCGAACCCTGGCAGCACGACGGATGAGCCGACGGCGGCGGAAGACTTCGCCGAGGACGTCCAGGTCGCCCTGGAGTCGTTCGCGGAGAGCGGTCTGGGCAGTGTGGCCGTGCGGATGCAGGAGGACCAGGGCGGGACGGAGTTCATGGGGATGGGGGACAAGGACAGATTCAACGTGACGGCCACAACGTGGGTCATCACCTACCAGCGCACCAGAGGAACAGCCTAAGGAGCAACGCCATGGCGGAAGTCGCCGCAGTCAGAATCCATGACATTCAGAGCTTCTCGCACGGGACGAGCCAGTACATCGGCATCAAGAGCGCCGACATCCTGGTGAACAGCCCGGAGATCGCCTTCGCCCGCAAGGACGGCGACACCTACCCGACCGTCGCCCAGGTCACTCACACGGATCAGTCGCCGGTGATGATCCGCATCACCACGCAGGACTCGGCGTCGTTTCTGGCGCTCCTGGCGGCGGCGGCGGCATCCCTGGTGATCGTCGGCAAGACCGGGGCGACGACGAAGACGTTCACCCTCAGCAACGCGATCTTTCGCCGGCCGCAAGCTCGCGTGGGCACGGCGCCCGGACAGTTTGGAGAGACGACGCTGGAGGCCGTGAGCGTGTCCAGCGACGGCACGACGCTGCCTCTGGCGATCACCTGATCGTCGCCGCGTTGAGCGGCTGGACATCACCATCACGGACCATCTGGAGTTCCGATCATGGCCATCGACACCTACATCGCCACCTGCCCGAACCTCTGGCGGCTGAAGAAGAAGTTCCGCCAGTGGAAGCCGGGCGACACGTTCACCGCCTACCCGCAGGAGATCGCCGCCGCCGGTCTGACCGACGCCGACGTCGAAGTCCGCGGGACGTTTATGAAGCCGGGCGTCGTCAGCGACCTGGCTGATCCCAAGGCCGCAACCAAGACCGAGTGATGCCCGATCATGGCTGAAGCCGTGCCCAATCCCTACACGATCGACGCCGTCGCGGTCAACAGCCGCGTGGACTGGCGTCATCAGTACCTGCCCGGCCCGCCCGAATCTCGGCAGGAGAACACGTTCCCAGGGATCGGCGAGCGATTCGCGGTCGTCGGGCCGACGCTCCCCCCGGACCTGATCGTCAGCGGATTCATCGAGGGCGCCGGGGCCACCCGGCACGCCGCGATCCAAGCCCTGAACGCCAATCTGGCCACCGAGAACGCCCGTCGCGGCACCCTCCACACCGTGGCCTGCCACGGCTTCTCGTTGGTGCACTGCGACCTGGTCGAGTTCCGCACCGTCGGCAATCTGTTCCCGATCGCTCAGGGCGACGGTTCGTTCAAGGTTGCCATCGGCGTGCGCTACGCATGGAGGCAGTTGAGAGTTTGATGGCCCTGACCTCCGCCATTTTGAAGCCTGCCCAGACTCTGGTGTACACCAGGCGAGTCCTCGCCCAGGCTGGCGGGGTTGCGCCGCTGCCGGTCAACGGCGAGCGCAGCGGATGGGTGCTGGATCCCAGGCTCAGGGCGGACGTGGTCCGCTGGATGACCGGGGCCCAGGTCGGCGATGCGACGCTCACTTTCGTGCCTTCGATGGCCAGTCAGGCGGCGTTCGAAGAGCAGCTCGCCCAGTACCATCCGGATGACCAGGTCAAGATCGTCATGCTGCCCGTCGAGGACGAGCTGGTGCAGCCGGTCCTCAGCGACGACGACGACGACACCGAGGAAGTTGACCCCGGCCTGGTGCTGTTCGAGGGCGTCATGGGCCGGCACATCATCCGCGTCGATGGACGCGGCGAGACGGTGCAGTTCGTCGCCGTGCCGTTCCCGCGGCTGGACAATGCGATCGACGAGCACCTGATCCGCGGGCGAATCTGCGCGTACCGGGCCGGCGAGGAACCGGTGGACGGCGGTTACGGCCTGATCGAGTCGCCTGCGCTGCCGTGCGTGTTCAACCACGCCGGCCGGCCCAACCGCTCCGCGACGGGCAGTCGGCCGATCACGGTGTCCACGCTGGAAACCGAGCTCACCGGGTGGGTCTTCACCCACGACGACGATGCGCCCGGCGAGTTCTGGACGCTGCGCTCCGCTCTGCTGCATCTCATCGTGTGGTGGACGATCGGACCGCTGTTCCGCGAGCTGAATCACCACTTCACCGTCGATCACGATCTGGCCTTCGAACTGGCCAGCGATCCGGAGTCGGGCGAACGGGCTGCTCCTTTTCGAGGCTTGGATGATCAGATCCCCGAGGTCGATGTCCACGGCTTGGGCGTGCTCGACGCGATCGAACGGGTCTGTGCGTCGGTCGGCTGGCGGATGTCCGTCGAGCCGGTGGCTCTCGATCCTGAGGACGCACTGGCTCCGGATCGCCGCTACGTGCTGCGGTGCTGGAAGAATGGCGCGACGCCGATCAAGTGGTTCGACCTGGATCGGCGTTCCGCCGGCTACGCCGACGCCGAGGCCGCGACGACGGCTAACAACATCGGCCTGTTCCAGGCTCAGCGCGACGCCCACGAGACAGTGAGCACGATCTACGCGGCCGGTCGCTTGTTCTTGGAATGCCGCCTGCTGCTGCTGCCACTGTGGCATGACTACGAGGTATCCGACGCGGCGGCGTCGGGATCGCTGCAGCAGGCGCCGACAGCATCTCAGCTCGCGATGGAGGAGTACTTCTACCTGCATGTGCCCGGCGGGGCCGGCTACACAGAAGCGCCGTTGCGACATTGGGGCGTGGACTGCACCGGCGCCATGGCTGGCAACTACGAGGGGACCAACTACGAGCATCCCGGCGGCGAGGATGGTTACGGGTGGGTCGAGGCGCTGGGGCTGAACGACTCGATCATGCGGACCGACCGCGTGCCGCCAGCCGACGACGACCAAATCCGCTGGACGACTCGCATCCGCCCGCTGCTGCCTCTGCGCAGCACCCGCGCCGTCGCCGCCGGCATCGAGTACCTGCTGGAGGTCGATGAGGGCAGTGGGTTCGTCGCGTGCCCGGCCAAGTTCCGCACCCTCCGGGAGGCCTGCGGGATCTCGCTGCAGGTGCCGAACCTCGCCGCCATCAACAACGCGACCTTCACCACCGGCGTCAAGCCACCCCCGGCGGCGAGTTGGTACGCGCTGATCAAGTCGCAAACCCTCAAGTTCCGGATCACGGCCGTGATCGAGGCCGATCACGCCGAGCGCTACGACCTGCTCCGACAAACCAGCAGCGGCAGCCAATACAACCGGGGTCTCTACCTGGCCGGACGCAACCATGAGCTGTGGATTCAGCCCGGCAGCAGATTCCATCCGGCCTACCCGTCCGCCGGGGCCGACTGGTACCAGGACAGCGTCACCGGCCTCGAAACCACCGCCAGGAGCCTGCGTGACGAGTTGGAGCAGCAGAGGATCTCATGCTCGGCATCGACCTGGCGGATGGATCAGGCAACGGCCTACCGCCTGGGCGACCGCATTGCGGGCGTCCGCGGCCGGGGCTACTCACTCGCCACCGACGGAGGGCAGGGCGAGCGCGGCCCGGTCGTGGCCGGCCTGACGTTCCGCCTCGCCCCCGCCGAACAACAGCGGATCGACCTGACCCTCGAAGATCAGAGGATGGGCAACGCAGGCCAAGGATCCAGACAGGGGGTGACCCGTGGCTGACCTGGTGGTCACTGTTCCGCGCGACGCCGATTGGACCCCGGCCCACCGGCTGGGCCTGTTCATCGGCACAGAAGGCGCAGCCAGCCTGGCGGCATCGACGCCGCCCGGCGGCACGAAGGTCGCCGAGGTCCCGGCTGCGCCGGTCGGCGTGCTCGGCGCCGCGCCGGTCGAGGGCGAGGTCATCGCGATCAGGCACCGCTACCAGCCCGCCGACGTGTGCAGCACGTTGCCGCTCGGCGTGGCTGTCAGAGATCTGGCAGGCAACTGGGGCGACAAGACGGAAACAGTCGTGCAGCTTTCGGACCCGCCCCGCGGGGCCCGGAACCTGCGCGTGGAATCAACAGGCAACGCGTTCGAGGCCCGGCTGATCTGGTCGGCCTCGCCGCATGTGTGAGGATGGTTTGGTAGAATGACTGTGGTTACGGTTCAATCTGAAGGGGGCTTCTGGGTGGATTCCGAACATCGGCGCGCAGTCGTCGTGGCAGTGGGGATGCTGTTGCCATGTGCAATCGTGATCGCTGCAGTCGAAGCCGCTTTGCGGTTGGTGGAGTTGACAACGCCGCAACCACCGCCCACGCGGCAGATCGAAACCATGTTCGGAGGAGGCACGTCGTCAAGCCACTTCGGCATTGAACACCACCATGACCGCTCCGGCTACCGTTCTGATTCGGCAAAGTGGCCTAAGCGATGCGACGTGCTTTGCGTCGGCGACAGCTACACCTACGGGTTCGCTGTCGCGGCCGGGGAGGCTTGGCCGGCTCAACTAGCGGTATTGACCGGCCTGCGGGTCATCAACGCTGGCAGGTGCGGCGACGACGGGCAGGAGATCGTGGACAACGTGGCGGCACTTGTGCCCCGCCTGCGTCCCCGCGTTCTGGTTTACGCGATCTGCCCGAATGACCACATGCAGCCGGGATCGCCGGACATCGCGGCCCCGGTCGTGCCAGTCGAGTGTGGGTACTGGGCCATCGGTCGCCTGATCGGGCGGGCGACGCGGCCCGACTACATCACCATGCTGCGGCGGGCGTTGCCCGGTGATCTGCCGTCGTACCGGCGCCAGATGGCCGAGATGGCCAGGGTCTGCCGCGCCAACGGCACCCGCATCGTGGCCGTGCCGCTGGTCAACCTGCCGGGTCGGGCTGATCTGCGGGCAATCTCCGAAGCACTGGCCGACGCCTGCCGCGAGGTTGGCATGGAAGTGATGCCGACCGTGCAACCGCGCAGCGCCATGGTGGCGAACCGCTGGGACTGGCACCCGTCGCCGGAGTTTCATCGCTTGACCGCTGAGACTGTGCACGACCACCTGTGGGGAGAAGCCGATGGCTCTGTACGATGACCTGGAGCTGTACGCTCCCCTCAAGACCGACGCGAAGGTGTACGACGCCATCGGCGGCTCTGAACTGGAAACGCTGTCGGAGGCGAACAGTTCCATTTCCTTCACGACCGACGGCGACCTGGGCGACTGCGCGGACTTCGACGGCTCGGTCTATCTCTACGCCGCATCCGTCAAAGGTCCAACGGGCGACGGCGCTCGGACCATCTCCTGCTGGATAAAGACGAGCAGCGGAAGTTACCACGGACTCATTTCGTGGGGCGAAGGCGGCGGCGCTGGCGAGTGGTGCGAGTTCATGTTGTCGAGCGGCGGCGGCGGCGCGCTGGCCTTCGAGCCTGGTTATGAGGTCCATTCGACCGGCAGCATCGGCGCGAACGATGGCGACATGCACCACTGCGTGATGACTGTCGGCGCGGGCGAGACGGCTGGCGACGTGAAGATCTATCTCGACGGCGTGGAACAGTTCCCCTATGGCGGGTCGGCAACCATCAACACCGGCACGTCCCCGCCCCTGAAAATCGGTGCAAAGTCGGCGGGATCAGCCCAGTATTACGGCCTGATGGCCGACGTGAAAATCTGGTCCCGCCAGTTGTCTGGCACCGAGGTCGGAGACCTGTTCACCGCCGGTGTCAACCCGGCTGGCGGCGGCGGGGGCGACCCATCACGCGCTCTCGGACCTCTTTTCACCAAGACGGATCGCTCCGCCGCATTGTGGCCGGCGGAAGCAATGGATTGAGCAACCCCCCCCTATCCAAGGAAGGAACATCATCATGGCAGGAAATCGATTCAGTGTGAACTCCGGGGAAATCTCCTCCGGGACGGCGGCCAAGACGCTGCTGCAAGTCGTGGCGGCGTCCAACGTCCCGGTGAAGATCAGCCGGTTCCACGTCAGCACCAAGGGCACCAGCTCCAGCGCCTCGCCGCTGAAGTGCCGCGTCATCCGCCAATCCGACGCCGGCACGATGTCCGCGGCCACGCCTAAGAAGCTCGACCCCGGTCGGGATGAGACGCTGCAGGTCACGGCCCAGAAGAACGCGACGGCCGAACCGACCCCCACCGACGAACTGTTCGTGTTTGAGGTCCACCCTCAGGGAGGTGGTCACACGGAGCAGACGCGCTTCGGCGAGGAGGTCATCGTGCCCGGCGGCGGCAGAATCGCCATCGAGGTCACCGCAGCGGCTGACGTGACCGTCGTCGCCGACATCCACGGCGAGGAGTGATTGGCTGAGCCATGGCGACCTGGTCCAATGAGATCGTGGCATCGACGGGCGACGTCGGTCAGCAGGCATCGCTGGCCGACGTCGCTGGTCGTCCCGTGATCGCTTACCACGACCGCGACAACGCAGCGCTGCGGTGCGCGCGGTGGACCGGGGCAACGTGGGCTGATGATCTGATCAGTGCAGACTGGTACGCGGTCGGTCTGAACAGCCGGCGGGTTGCAGCATTCGCGCTCCATGGCCAGCCGGCGATCGCGTTCATGCACCCGAGCGGGAAGGTTCGGCTGGCAGAGTTCAACGGATCGTCCTGGTCCACCTCGGACGTGATCTCGATGACGGCCGTCGCGGTGGCGGCAGTCGAGCACGACGGCGATGCCGCCGTCGCCGTGCAGTCCCAATCGACCACCACCTCGGTGGTGCGGCGCGTCAGCGGAAACTGGATTGCCACGCAGATCGAAGCCGTCGGAGGCGCAGGGACGCCCGGCGTCAGCATCGCCGTCGTGGGGGGGAAGTTGTGTCTGGCCTACCGGGACGGCTCCGCTCTGGACCTGAGGTTTGCGCGGCTCGACGGGACCTGGTCCACGCAGACTGTGTATTCTCTCGATGACACCGGCCGGTCACCATCCCTGACGGACTACGGCGGCAACCCATTCATCGCGTTTGGCCACATCCCCAGCGTGGGATCAGCGTCGATCGCTGCGGCCATCTTCAACGGATCGAGCTGGGTAATCACGACGGTGGCGGCGGTCACCAGCACGATCCCAGAGTTCGGGCCATCAGCGTTGGTGGTGGCGTTCGTTCCACGGGTTGCGTTCTACGACGGCCAATTCGCGTCGTGGAACGGGTCGTCCTGGGACATCGAGACATTCGACGACGACGGCGATCGATGGGTCAGCGGCGTCAATTTAGACGGGGATGCAGCGGTCGCTGCCTACGATCAGATCGCGGACGACCTCCGCTACTCACTGGCAACGTTTACCGAACGGCGCCTCCCCGCAACGTTCAGCCAATCCACTTCAGGCGACTCCGTTCCGCCGGCCTGTCGGGTTCCGGGCGCCGTGTCGATCAGCCGCACGATGCCGGCCCGGCCGAGTGTCGAGGACATCGAGGCGGAGGCCAGCCGCGTCGGCCACGTGCAGCGGTCACGCCGCAGTGTGACCGTCATGCCGCCGCTCAGCGCAGTGGGGCACAGCGCCGCACTGTTCGCCGGTCGGCGCGGCATCGTAGTGCCAGGCGACTCCGTTCCGCCAGCCTGCCGGGCGCCGGGCGCCGTGTCGATCAGCCGCACGATGCCGGCCCGGCCGAGTGTCGAGGACATCGAGGCGGAGGCCAGCCGCGTCGGCCACGTGCAGCGGTCACGCCGCAGTGTGACCGTCATGCCGCCGCTGGGCCCTGCATCGCTGTCCACCGAGTTGTTCGCAGGCCGGCGGAGCACATTGGTCGTCGGAGATTCTGTCCCGCCTGCGCACCGCGCGCCGATGGCCGGCTCGCGCACGGTGCTGCCGTTGGCAGCGGTACGAGTTCCGCTGCATCAGCCATGGACGCGTGTCTACGTCGTGCCAGGGGTGTCCATCCCGCCGTCGGCAATCGCGCCCATGGCCGGATCCATCACCAGGCAGAAGCCGACTCGGCCGTTTGCCGGCTACGAGGTCATGGTCGCTGCGGCCAAGGCCGGGTCCGGCGAACGTTTCGACGTGCCAGCGCCAACCGCTCAGACGGTCATCACGGGAACAGCAGACAGCCGCCAGTGGGCATCGGTGAAGGCCCGCCAGCGCCACGGGATCGTGGACATCGAGCCGCACCGGCCGGTTCTGGTCGCCTTCGACGGCGACGGCAACCTGCTGGATCCGGTGCCCAACGCGCCGCGCGGCATCGTGCTGACACAGGCTGCCGGCGTGGTCACGGTGAGCTGGCAGTACTCGTCGAGCGGCGAGATGGTGGCGGTGGGGACATTCGCGATCTACCAGGCCGTGGACGGCGATGTTGTGTACGACACGCCAGTCGCGACCGTCACTGCCAGCGGACGCCGCGCCTACAGCCGATCGCTCGGCACGTTCGACAATGGGGCCGTCGTCAAGGTCGCGGTGAGGGCCCGCGACGCCGACGGCAACGAAGAGCAGAACACTGTGGTGGCGACGCTCACCGTCGCGACCACGCAGCCAGGAGCACCGGCGTCCATCGCCGTGACAGTGCTGTGAGGCAGGGACCACTGGACAATTTGCGTGCGGATCTGCGGGCTGACAGCGCCCTGCAGCGGCAGTCCCGCGTCGGGGGAATCGCTGAGCTGGTGCCGTCAGGCGATCGCTTTCTGGCCCGGCTCACAGCGTCCGCGTTGCAGGCCGGGCACGACGCCCGCTGGGATTACACCTTCGAGGAGATCAGTCTGCAGGGCGACGGCACGGTTGCCGTGATCGCGGCTGGGCGCACAGGGACCGCCATCAACCTGGACGAACTGGCTCACATCGCCGAGCCGTCATCGGGGACGGCGTGGTACGTCTGGGGTGTAAACGCTCATTCTGGCACCTACCCGGCTGGCTTTCGCCCCCGCCCCGTCGCCGGCGGCGGCACGTCGGGTACGCACAAGGTCAACGCGATCGTCGAGATCACCGCTCGCATCGGCCCGGACGGCGAGCAGTTCTATACGTTGTCCGGCCAGGGCAGCCACGACGGGAGCTGCGACCTATGAGCTTCCATCGCGCCTGCTGCTGTGATCGCTGGTGGCTGAGGCTGTACCGTTGTCCGGTCAGCTCTCTGTGGCCGTCCGCCGGGGCCGAGCACTACGTCGTGCGGGCCTCCCAGCCGACGCTGCCGGGCGAATTCGCGGTCTATGGCGGGTTCAACTGGCTCGTGTCCGTCGAGCAGAAGGCGACGCCGCCGGCGTGGGTGTCTTCGGCCACGCAGATCGACTGGAGCGACATCACTTGGACGGACTCTCTGCCTCCGACCAGCGTCACGCTGATTTTCGCGGGCATGACGGCGTGCTGCCATCCAATCATCGATGGCAGCACGCCCACGGGCGAGTGGCGGCACCCGGCGGCGGTGCCGAACGGAGTGTTTGGCCAGCTGTTCGGAATCGGTGCCAACCGCTGTTCCGCCAACATCGCGGCGTCAGTGCCTGCCGACATTGCAAACAACCTGCTTCGCTGTGCGGTCGGCTGCGTCACGGTGATCGGCAATGACGGCGAGGACCAATGGAACACGTCCTGCGAGATCGTCCTGGACGATCAGCTCGCATGGCGAGCTCGGGGAATCGTGATGACGAGCAGGGGCACATCGGTGCCGGCGCCGGGCATCGGCCTGATGCCGGTGTTCTGGTACGAGGGATCGCTAGCCGACGGCGAGAGCGGAGCCAATCAGGGCGGATGTGATGTCCGGCCGGCAGACTGGTTCGGCGTCGGGTTTTTCCAGAACAACTACGACGCTGGCGTGCGAGGCCTGTTTACAGGCGGCAGTGTCACTGTCGCGATGGGGTTCGCGTGATGGCGATGGCGTTGTCCATGCTGCCGATGCCCGATGGTGGCCTGCTGGTTCGCGGTGAGACCGCGCTGGGCCGCTTCGAGTTCCGCACTGATGGGCAAGGCAGGTTTCCCGCCGGGCAGGTGGAGCGGCTGGCCCCGATGCAGGAGCCATCGCCACCAGCGCGGACGACGGCGGCACGCCCGTGCAGCGGCTGCGGCGGCGCGAGGTACGACCCCAGACATTACAACCGGCCTGGCGGCTCTGACGAGCTGGTCCAGGACATTGGATGAGCACGCCCAGGTGGTCGGATCGGCCGGCCATCCAAGGGTGTTCGAGGGTTCTTTGACAAGTGATCGACGACCCCCTGAAGCCAGCGGCCGGCAGACGCCGGACCCGGTAATCCCCGCTGGCAGGCCCTCGCGGCCGGGGGAGAGCATACAAGCGTGGTACCGGCCACGCTTATCTAGTGCGCCGATAGCGAATCCCATATCCGCGCCGCAAATCCCATTTTGAGCGCCGGACTACGCGCGCGAAGTGAAGGTGGCGCTGGCGGGGATGACGGCGAAGAAGGTCGCGTCGGCGGAGGTTCTGACCGGCACGGACCCGAAAATGGCCAACAGTTTCGAAGAACCGGACAAACTGGTCCCGACGGGATTCGAACCTGTCACGGTGTCGAAGAGCGGCGACGCCGTGACGATGAAACTGCCCGCCATGGCTTTCGCGGCGGTGTCGGTGCAACTGGGGTGAGGCGGACGGGTGGGCAACGTCGAAGCACGGCCCGGCGGAGCTGCGAACACCAATGAATCGTAAACTGTGTCGGCGGGCAGTGTCCGTGAATGGCGTGCCGCAGGGGCTGCACTGGGGACATCAACCGCCGCGCGGCAGCGAGCGATTC